TGCATATCGTAAGATATTCAAGGCCGGCTGGATACCTGGGGCTGATGAAGCCTTAGAACCAGTACGAGAGGAGTTACCAACTCCTCGTTGACCGCTGGAACTTAAAGTTAATTAAGCTACAGAGGCTCTCTTGAGTGGCCGGGACATTGACGATTTGTCGATCCGGTCTCACGGGAAGAGACTTTAAAAGCTTTCTTGACACACGCAAGTAGCTAGGTACGATCTATACGTTATCATAATCCCCATAGGGGTGTCTGATCGTGTATAGGAGACCTAACTTGCGGGCACGAAGGTGGTTTCTAACCTGCTCCCCAATTAATGGGACACAGCAGAGGAAGAAATTCTTCGCGAAAGTTGCGACACAAGGATTAACCCCGAAAGGTTAATTTGTTATCGGATATGAGACTAGTCTCACTGGCCGTAAAAGGCATCTGTAATTAAATTACAGAGTCTCTTTGAGACAGCAAGACTGGACTCCCTTTAATGAGTTTTCAAATATAGGGTCAATCACCTCTGTGATCGGCCGCTATTCTGAAGTCTGTTTAATTATCTCGTGAGAGATAAAGAGGTATCTAAATCCGCCCTGTTGAGGGGTTTAAGGCAGTGTGGTTAAGTAACTTATAACCAGTTTGCTGTTTGGAAGGTAGTTAGCCTTCCCGGATATTTACCAACAACTCAGAAAAAGGAATAGCAACCTTTATCTTCTAGCTGCAGTAAGAATGAGAATGACTGGAAACCATTCAGGTTCTACTGTGGTGATTAATAAATTGACTGAGATGTCGACTATCGAAAGATAGGAACCTAAGCCAAGTTTATTGAATCAGGTATATTATGGGGAGTTACGCGTCAACGCCGAAAGGTTCTGAGTCATAATGCTCAGGATCTCTTTTCATTTGAAAAGGGATCAGACGTCAACGGGAAAACTAAGTCTCAACTATCAATCTTCGAAAGAATGACAGAGGGATAACCAGCATACAATTGTATTTGGCATCTCTGGATTGAGAATGAGCATTCCATCCCGGGAATCGATGACCCTAAAGCACTTATGATAATAAGTTACATTAGTGCCATGGCGATGAACATAATATACCTCCTAAGGAATAATTATTTATAATTATTCTAAGGACAGTAAATAGCCGAACGGTCTACACAAATAGCACCATGATTTTCATCACGATTTTCTTTGTGGCCATTCTTACTCTTATCCAATACTTTGGACTGCAAGGGTATCTTATTTTGTTACTTCAACTTCCTGTTGAGTATCATTTAGGATTCCTTGTACTGCTCATAGTAGTAAGAGCGGGGATAGCCTTATACAAAGTTCTACCCGCACTTAAGGGATTTTACAGATCTCTTAGTCGGATCTCTTCGAAAATCGATGTTCTTTCTAACAAGTTAGATAAAACTAACGGTGGTCCATTTAATGGTCCACAGAAGAGAGGATATTCGACTAGTACGAGAGTTAATAATAAATTAACTTCCAACTCCCCTTCAAAAAGAAGAGGAGGTGAACTGAAAACCATCGCACGGGAAAATCTACCTGTAAAAAGTAAATTTTCTCAGCTACTAAGTAGTAGAAGAATAAAGGGGCTTTTCGCCTCTATCGTCGAGAACGGATCCTTGGTTAGCCTTGCTACTGTGTGGCAAAGGGCCGACAGTAAAGTAAGAAAAGAAGATGTGAATAAATTCATATCTAATTACCAATCAGAAGGTATTCGAGCAAAAGCCCGAAGAAATTCTGATGGGACTTACAATATTGTTACCCAGAAACACGGAACAGTAGCAGACCTTATTACGGCTTTTGGCTGGAGAATTATTTCCCTAGCATTTCCGAATAAGGTAAAATTTTCCGGACGGCTCCGACTGTTAGCGATGTTCTCCAATTATATTTGGAGAATGTACACCACGAACGGGTCAGTGCAAGTCGTGAAATTTCTAAAGGCTGGGCAACTTGCCATTCAGAAATCGATTGGTAAGGATCGAATCACAAGTCTTAGACAACTTGATAAGGACCTAGTTAGATCACGTCTAACGAGTCAAGGTCTCCCTACTATTATTCCTTCTAGAGATAGAAGATTAATAGCTGGAGGATCAGCATCGGTAATCCGATTCTGGTTAACCCTTTTCTCGATATATAGAGTGATTTCTATACCGGGAACTCTAAAGTTATCTACGATTGTGAGTCCTCTTGATGTTAATATCAATTCGTATAACGAAGTGGTAGCTACGTTTGAAGATTTTTTAAGATCAACAAAAATAGCAACCATGTTCAATACGAAAGTACTATATCAGGAGGCGGATATACTCCTATTCGAAGCCGCTTCTGCAACGCAAAAAGTGGCTTGGTCAGGATTATTCCGTGATCCTTCACTTCTCGTATCTGTTGGCGCCGCCGTGTATCTTAGAAAGATCCTAGGCTTGTTAAATCAATCTAGATTGCTAGACCTCTTTAATGTTTTAGCCGAGATAGGAGCTTCAAAGGGCTTAGATTTCTCTCGCCCTCATCTGAATAGTCTTCCGACTGATCAGACAGGCCCTTATTCTCATTCCATTATATCTAACCCTGAAGGTCAGTATATTGGAAAACTATCGATTAAAGAAGAAGCGGCAGGTAAACTGCGAGTATTTGCAATGACGGATATTTGGACACAAATTTGTCTGAAACCCATTGAGCAAATGCTTGCACATTTCCTTAAAAACCTCCCTAATGATGGGGTTTATGATCAACACTCTTCAGAAATGAGAGCTCGATCAAAATCCATCCTTTATGGATGTTCTTATGGATATGACCTATCCGCTGCGACCGATAGATTGCCACTGGAACTTCAAGAAATGGTTCTTAACCAAATACTCCCTAACTTGGGGACATTTTGGGGACCATTCCTTACTCGAAGGGACTATTACCTTTATTTACCTGATGATTTCTCTAAGGAAATCGGGGCACATAAGGGTTCTATTGCTGCTAGAGCTCCGAAAGGAGGTAAAGCACCAAATAGTGTAGATATAGGAGGTATTAACCACCCTATATACTACAATAGCGAAGGGAAACCATGGGTCCTACTGCAATATGCAGTAGGTCAACCTATGGGGGCCCTTTCAAGCTTTGCAATGTTGGCAGTTACACACCACCTTATTGCACAACTTGCCTATCGAGTAGCGTACAAAGTTCCAGACTCAACACCGTGGACAAAAGACACTTGGTATACAGGATACGAATGTACCGGAGATGATATTATCTTCTTCGATAAATTCGTAGCTGAAGAGTACCTGTCACTAATGACAGATTTTGGAGTACCAATAAATACTACGAAATCTGTTATTGCTACAGTTCCTTGTACCGAGTACTTAAAGGTAACTTCTCTACATGGTGAGAATGTTGGAGCTATAAGCTGGAAAATGCTTATGAGCGGTAATAGCTTGATGGGAAGAGCAAATATACTCTTCTTTATGTTATCAAAAGGTATCATACGTAAGAATATAATGCCTTGGATCGAAAGATCCGCTAGACCGTCATATCATAAACCAGGTTTATTATCTCCCACACTGATCGCTATGTGGACCATGTTGGCTAATAGAGGACTTATCACTGTTGATGAGGCTCTAAAAGCTTTAATAGATGGGAAAACTCCTGTTTTCAGATTGGCCAAAGCTATTCTTATGAATGCTAATGTCAAAATGATTTCACAGTTGCTTCCGTCTATCATAAGAGATGGGATTGTTAGACATATCCCAAATCACAACGTGGAGTACCTTTGGTCTTTTGAAAAACCATGGTTTGAGCACGCAATGTACTCGCCTCTAGCTGTCTTTATTGCTAAGACAGACCTAGGAACAGACTCTACCGAACTTTCGAAAGAGATGTTTAAAATCTTATCAAGTTCAATCAGATTAGGTTCTGATTTTGAACAATTTGATATAGATTCTTTTATCTCCAATGAATTGTCCGGGGACGATGTTCTCGACTTTGGTTCTTTAGATATGAATAATCCTTCAATCCCTTCCGGGTTAGAAGATCTTGATATCTTAAAGAACGACATTCGCGTCCTGTTCTGGAGCCTGCGAACCTATATGGTTCAGAAGTTAAGTATCAGTTATGATAGAATCATCAATTCAAATCCTAACTGGGGTACCTCAACAAGTTCTGAGTTAGCAAAAGCTAACGAAGAGCTTAGTCGATATAACGAGCTGAAAGAGCTTGTAATTAGATACGAACAAAAGATCGATCCTGATTACAATGCTCC